GGTGGATTTGCAGCACGTGAAGCACTACACATTGCTGCGTATAGCCATCTGATTGAAACCTTGGGTCTACCCGAAGTTACATATTCTCAGTTTATGGAATACCAAGAGATGAAAGACAAGCACGATTATGTTGCTGACATCTCATCACGTAATGGTACGATTGCTTCAACTGCTGAACACATTGCTGTGTTTTCTGCATTCACCGAAGGTATGCAGTTATTCTCTTCATTCATCATGCTTTTGAATATGCCACGCCATGGTATGATGAAAGGTATGGGACAGATCGTTACATGGAGTATTGTTGACGAAACTATGCATGCTGAGTCAATGATTAAGTTATTCCGTGAATATATAAAAGAGAATCCACAAATCTGGAATGATGAACTCAAGGGTAAAATCTACACTATTGCAGAACGCATGGTAGAACTTGAAGACAAGTTTATCGATATCTCTTTTGCTGGCTCAGAGATGCGTGATCTATCCGCTGAAGACGTAAAGAAGTATATTCGTTATATCGCAGATCGTCGCCTAATCTCTCTTGGTATGAAAGGTGTATTCAAAGTTAAAAAGAATCCACTGCCATGGGTTGAAGAAATGATTAATGCACCAGTACACGGCAACTTCTTTGAGAATCGTGTAACTGATTATGCAAAAGGCACTTTATCTGGTGACTGGGGTGATGTTTGGGGTAAGGCAGCATAATGTCACATATCGTAGCGAACTTACCACCTATTAAGTGTTTTGTACGCAGAGAGTTTCTCTATGACTTTGAGAAAGGTCACGGAGAACTTGAACCTTGTTGGTGGGTTAGCATTAAGTCTTTACGAGGACAAGCGTTTCGTATTGAATCGTATCTAAATAATTACGGTGCTTTATATGATAAACTACCACTACATGCTTACTGCTGGAAACCAATTGAAGGTGAACCACTACCCCTAGATTATCTTCAGTTGTGGGATTGTCTTTCTTATGATATCACAGTGATTAAAAAAGCACAACTACAGTCAATGCGTTGTAAGTTTAAATTGAAGAACGGAGATTGGCAGTATGGTGTTTATCTTTTTACAGTTGATTCTGCTCATCCTGATTTTAACATTCTTGATACAGGGTTTTCTGAAGATCCAGAAGACCACAAGTCTTATAATTTCATTCAGTGTGATAATGGGCAGTTTGCTGCTCAGCCAAATAATCGTTTAATTATATTAGAACCAAGCAGCAATCCAAAAGAACTAAAACATCCAGATTTTAAAGTTGCCACTGTCAAATGGTCTGTAGAGTCAGATTCTAAGTGGGCACTGGGCGATACTAAAACAGTCATGTACGAGGAGTAATATGGCATATTCAAATAAAGTTATTGACCACTATGAAAACCCACGTAATGTTGGTTCTCTGGATAAAGACGATCCATCAGTTGGAACTGGCATGGTTGGTGCACCAGCATGTGGTGATGTGATGAAGTTACAGATTAAAGTTGAAGATGGAATTATTACAGATGCAAAATTTAAAACATACGGATGTGGATCTGCAATTGCAAGTTCCTCTCTTGTTACCGAGTGGGTTAAGGGCAAGACATTGGAGCAAGCAGCAGTTATTAAAAATTCAGACATTGCTCAAGAACTCGCATTGCCACCAGTCAAAATCCATTGTAGCATCCTTGCTGAAGATGCCATAAAAGCAGCAATAAACGACTATCAACTAAAATGTGAGTGCATATGATTACTCTAACAGAAAACGCAAAAATACAACTTACTGAGATTCTTTTAGATGAACCCTCTATGAAATATGTAAGAGCATTTATTACTGGCGGAGGATGTTCTGGTTTTAACTATGGATTTACGCTTGAAGCTGACAAAGAAGAAGATGACTTTGTTATTGATAATCTCGTAGTTGATGCTATGAGTATGCAATATTTTGATACGGCAACAATTGATTTCACTAGTGACAAACTAAAAGGTTCACAGTTTGTTATCTCTAATCCTAATGCAAAATCCACTTGTGGATGCGGAAGTTCATTTAGCGTATGATAACAAAATATTTTGAATGTGAAAGTTGTGACGCAAGAGGAAAGATAGTTCTCAAGGGAGAAGACAAGGTGCTTGCTGATATTGTCTATTGTCCTGTGTGTTCTGCTGATATCTACGAAGAAGAGGAACTCGACGAGGATGAATAAATATGTTCTATGTGGACATATAAAAACATTATTGTTGAGGAATTACCAGAAGACTGCGTTGGCTTTGTTTATTTAATTACGAACAAAGCCAGCAGTCGTATGTATGTGGGTAAGAAACTATCTAAGTTTTCTAAAACTACATACAAGATGATGACACAGAAAAACGGAATCAAGAAACGAAAGAAGATCCGTAGCAAAATAGACTCCGATTGGATGGAGTACTATGGTTCGAGTTTAGAACTAAATAAAGATGTAGAGTCTCTTGGCAAAGACAACTTTGTTCGTGAGATTCTTTTCTTTTGTAAATCTAAAGCTGAATGTTCTTACATAGAAGCACGAGAACAGTTTGCACGAAAGGTGTTGGAGTCAGACGACTACTACAACGGACAGATATCTGTTCGAGTCCATGGCTCTCATATTAAAAACAAACTATGACATATTTACTTTTTGCAGTTGCACTATCATTGTCGGCACTTGCTGCGTATTACGCAGTGATGGGTCTTGTCGCAATCTTTGCTGCAGCTGTTGTACCGATTGCTCTTATGGGTTCGTTGCTTGAGGCATCGAAACTTGTAGTGGCATCATGGCTCTATCAAAACTGGAAAGAAATTCCAACATTGATGAAGTCATACTTTGTAGCTGCCTTGATAGTGTTAATGTTATTAACATCAATGGGCATTTTCGGATTCTTATCAAAGGCACATTTGGATCAAGCAATTCCTACGGGAGATGTTCAATCTAAGTTAGCATTGATTGATGAGAAGATTAAAACAGAAAAGGAAAATATCAATGCAAATCGTAAAGAACTTACTCAACTCGATGCTCAAGTGGATCAAACCATCGCAAGAACAGACGATACCAAAGGAACAGAGCGAGCCATTACCGTCCGCAGAAGCCAGCAAAAAGACAGAGCCAGAATCCTCAACGAAATCGGTACAGCGCAAGCCAAGATCGCCAAGTACAACGAAGAACGTGCCCCCATCGCCAGCGAAGTCCGTAAAGTCGAAGCCGAAGTCGGTCCAATAAAATACATTGCTGCATTGATATATGGTGACGAAAGTTCTAATGATACGAATATGCTTGAAAAAGCAGTTCGTATCGTCACTATACTAATTGTTATAGTATTTGATCCGCTGGCAGTATTATTATTAATCGCTGCTAACTGGAATCTCAAACATACTGGTACAAGAAAGTGGAATGACTTTTTTGAGAAACCACCTGTTGAAGACTTTCCAGAAAAAACAGAAGTTAGACTTAATGACGAAATAAAAGTCGATGAACCAAGCACAACTCCTGTTTTTGATCATATTACAGAACATTTATCAAAAGAACAATTAGAAACTACTATTGTTCCAGAAGAAATTAAAAAAGAAGTCAATGATTTACTAGAATCTGAACTTCCAAAAATTGAAGTAGACGAACCAACTAAAGATTGGCAACCAGAACTCTATAATAGAAAACAAGTTGGTCGATATTTAGAAGAAACTGGTCAAAAACCATCGAAGACACAATCGTTCTTGAACAAAGTCCAGAGTGTGTTTCCATCTCCAGGTGTAAAAACCATCGAAAAAGAAGTAGACGAACTGCAAGACAAAAAACCTAAATAGTAGTAATACTGCCATGGTTTAGGAGAATTGTAGTGGATCCCATAACTATTGGGCTGGCATTTGCTGCTGCCCAATCAGCGGTCAGCCACATCAAACAAGCTATAGCTCTGGGCAAAGACATAAACAGTCTAGTAGGACAATTCAGCAAGTTTTTTGAGTCTTCAGATTCAATACATCGTGAACGAATAAAGTTAAAAGCTAAGGCTAATCTACTAGGCAAAACAGATGCAGAGTTAGGTCACGAAGCCTTACAAATTGCCATGCACAGTGATGCCCTAAGGCAAGCTGAACGTGATTTAAAAGACATGCTTCTTTGGCAATTAAACAAACCAGAAATCTGGGAACGAATGATTGCTGAGCGCACTAGGCTTTTTAAGGCAAGAGCAGAAGCCCAACGTGCAGAAGAAGACAGACAAGCAGCCCATAAGAAAAAAATGGCAGACATGCTTATGCTTGGTATGTATTTTCTAGCAGGTTCTGTTGTTGTTTTCTGTATTGCCATGGTTGGTGTTGGAATTTATGGTCAGATGGAAGAAAAACGAATTTATGAGCAAAAAGTTGCTCAGAGAAATCTAGTTCTTCGTCAGCAACAAAAACAACGTGATGCTCAAGAACAGAAAGAGCGTGAAGATTACGCCAAAGGATCTAAGTAAATGTATGAGTGGGTCTTATTTTTAACATTATTAGCAAAAGAGCCTGATGTTAAAAAATGGCCAGAGTGGCAGTGTGTCCGCTGGACTTGGTCTGGTGATGTTTATGAGCGTCGTGTAGTTTGTTTAGAGTGGAAAAAGAGGGAGAATAGATGGATCCCCTAACACTCTTTGCTCTAGCCAATGGTGCTGTATCTGCGATTAAAGCTGGATGTAAATTATACAAAGATATCAAAGGCGCAGCTGGAGATATAAAGGATGTACTCAAAGATCTAGATGCGCAGTTCCATGGTATGTATGCAGAGAAAGGAAAGACACCACCACCTGCAGCAATCAAACAACTGAATGAAGAAAAGTCTAGGATAAAAGAATTAAACAAGAAAGATTCAGGTGATGTTTATTTTGATTTAGGTCAACATCTTGGTGCTTTCTTTGACAATCAAGCAAAATGTATAGCAGTATTTGAAGCAGAAGAAAAACAATCATATAATTTATACACAGGTGATGCTTCTGTAGGAAAACGTGCTCTGCAAAGAGTACTAATGAAAAAGAAACTTGAGCAGATGGAAGTTGAGTTGCGACAAGTAATGATATATCAAAGTCCACCTGAATTGGGTGCACTCTGGACAGAAGTACTACAGCAATCTAAGATAATAAATGCAAGACAGTCTGAAGCATTGAAGCGTCATATTCAGATACAAATGCAACATGATAGAGAACATGCCAAACTGGTTAAGAATTTTAAAACATTTGGTAAATGGTTTGGTATTTTTATGGGCGCATTTACTTTTTCTATGATTATACTGTGGTTTGTTGTGCAGGATAGAATAGAAAAGTACCCACATCTAGGAACTGATTTTGTTCCTAAAACTGAACAACAAAGAAGAATAGAAGCACAACCAAAAGAATATATTGGAAGATAAAATATGAAAATACTAGCGTTGTTACTGTTTAGTTTTTCTCTGGTTGCACAGGCGCAACCACAGGTTGCTGTGCCACAACCATTTACATACAACTATCAAGTAACTTGTGGTCCAGTCGTTCAACTAATAGAATTTCTTTCTAAGACACAGAAAGAAGAATTCACTTGGTCAGGTTCAGATATATCAGATGGTTCAGTCTATTCTTTATGGCAAGATACAAAAGGTAACTGGACGCTGCTAAAAAAGAATAGACAAATTGCTTGTGTCATAGGCTCTGGTACTTCTGGAACAAGAAATATATGATAAGAAAATAACTATTAAAAAGGAGAGACCATGGGAGAAGAAAATAAAAACGAAGATTGGATGCAGAAGAAGTGGCGTCCAGCCATGGGTTGGATGTACATGATTATTTGTACACTAGATATGGCTATATTCCCAGTACTGTGGAGTTTGCTACAAGTACTTACTCATCAAACAGTCACCCAATGGAATCCACTAACACTACAAGGTGCTGGTTTATTTCACTTAGCGATGGGTGCAGTTCTTGGTATTGCAGCATGGGGTCGTACTCAAGAGAAAGTTGCTGGAGCAGCAAGTAATGTAACACCAGTTGCGCCAACACTTATAGCACCAACACCAGTTCCAATGGTTCCAAGACCAATGCCATTAGCTGTAGCACCAACAGTAGACTTATTGCCAGATGATCCACAAACACGTAACACTAGAAACGATTAAGATATTATGTACCAATATAAATGTAAAATTATTAAAGTTCTTGATGGCGACACAGTTGATATAGATTTAGATTTAGGTTTTAAAATTATCCTTGCTAATCAAAGAGTGCGCTTGGCTGGAGTTGATACTCCAGAATCAAGAACTACTATTGCAGAAGAAAAGGTTCGTGGTGTAATCTCTAAAAAGAAATTAGCAGAGAAATTACCTATTGGCTCTTGGCAAATTATTGAAACTCAAAAGCCTGATAGTAACGATGATAAGTTTGGTAGAATCCTTGGTGTAATTATTCTTGAAGATGGTACTCGTGTCAATGATTGGTTAATTCAAAACAATTACGCTGTACCATACAAAGGTGATT